AGCGCTTGAAATGGCTGCGGGAACTGTTCGCTTGTATGAAAAGATTCTTTCAGGAGAAGCTCAGGTAGCTTTCAATCCACAAGGAGCTAAGCACCATGCGCAGTACGACCGTAGCTCTGGTTTTTGTGTATTCAACGATATGGCTCTAGTCGCTAAGCTATTCATGGTTGCGGGGCTAAAGCCTATGTACATCGATTGGGATGTGCATCATGGTGACGGTGTCGAGAATCTTCTGCGAGCGTACCCAAATCTAGTTACGGCAAGTATTCACCAAGGTGGAATTTTTCCCGGAACTGGTCTAACAAGCGAGCCAGAAAATGGAGTATACAACTGGGCATTGAGTGACGGAGACGGCGATGTAGAATTTCTAGATGCGATGCAAGAAATCGAGCTGCTTGCAGATGAGATTCAACCAGATGTTATTCTTCTAGCTACGGGAGCTGACGCTCATCATTCAGATCCTTTAGGCAGTCTTAACTTTGATTACCCTGGTTATCGTGCTGCGGCTCAAATCGTAGGTAACATTGCTAACAAGCATGCAAAGGGTAGAGTTCTTATTGGAGGTGCCGGTGGGTATCAACCGCTTACGCACACTCCTCAAGTATGGGCACAGGTTGTAGCTCAAGTGTACTCAACAGTTAACAGCCAAGTAAGCGTATAACATTTGCTTTTATAAGGTACTATAGTACACATGGCTAAAAGTCTTGCACAAATCATTGCCGCTATGTCAGATGAAGAGCGTATTGAAGTTCTAGCAGGTCTAGACCCAGACGCTCTTCAATGGGACTGGAGTTTCTGGGGACGTCCTGAACAACAACGTCCTGCTGGTGATGACTGGAATATATGGATGTACCTTGCAGGTCGCGGTGCTGGTAAAACTCGCACCGCTTCCGAATGGGTGCGTGAAGAAGCCAAATATACAAACACTGGTCAACGTCGTTTTGCGTTGGTAGCTCGTACAGCTGCTGACGTACGTGACGTTATCGTTGAAGGTGAATCAGGAATCATTAACGTTACTCCTCCTAGCGAGCGTCCGTTGTATGAACCGTCAAAGCGAAGACTAACTTGGCCTAATGGCAATACCGCTACATGTTTCACCGCTGACGAGCCAGACTCTCTTCGTGGACCTCAATTCACACATGCTTGGGGAGACGAGGTTGCCGCTTGGCGTCAGACTCCAGATGGAGCTGGGCTTACCGCCTTTGAGAACTTACGTATTGGTACACGTCTTGGGCAAAATCCAAAAATCATGATTACCACCACGCCAAAGCGCGTGCCGTTGCTGTATGAACTTCTTCGCGAGGCTGATGCGCATCCTGGCAAAGTTATTATTACTAAAGGCTCGACCATGGACAATAGCGGAAATCTTTCTGCAGCGTACATGGACGGAATCCTTGGAGTGTACGAAGGTACTCGCTTAGCTGCACAAGAACTTTACGGTGAGATGCTTTCAGACGTTGAAGGAGCACTCTGGACTGTCGAGCTTATCGAAAATACACGCGAGCTTGTGATGCCTCAAGGAGCTCCGCTTCGTTGCATCGGTGTTGACCCATCTGTTGCTGAGAATCCGCGAGATGAATGCGGCATCGTTGTTGTAGCTGCAACAGCAGACAGAGACTTATACAAACGCCAAAGCTGGGTGCTTGAAGACGCATCTATTCTAGGTTCGCCAGATGTGTGGGCAAACAAGGTAGTAGCCATGGCTCGCAAATGGGGTTGCCCAGTTATCGCGGAAGTAAACCAAGGAGGCGCGCTAGTACGCAACGCCATTAACACAATTGACCCAACTGTAAAGGTACTTGAGGTTCACTCCAAATACGGTAAAGCTCTTCGAGCCGAGCCTATCACCCTAGCTTACGAGCAGAACCGTGTCCACCACATTGGCTATCTAGCGGACCTCGAGTCCCAGATGACCTCGTGGATTCCAGGCGAAGGCAAATCACCTGACCGCGTCGATGCTTTGGTCCACGCCCTTACGGCTCTCCTTATCAAACCACCGGCTGGATTCGTGGGTGGAAAGATTACGGCTAAGTCTCCAGCTGGCCGAAAAATCCCCGGTCTCAGAAATACCTTTCGTGTTAGGTAAACACCTGATATAATAGTTTTTACAAGGCAACACAGCCTTGAACGACAAAAGGACGCACCCATGTTAGCACTAGTCATATTCCCAATTCTCATGTTTTCAACACTTGTATTCGTAGGTGTCATGGCGTTTGATACTCCTTCACACGACTAATCATTATACGGAAATACCCTGGAACTAACCTTCCAGGGTATTTTATTTTCCCAATATTCCTGATATAATTAACCTGTACGCCAAACGACGAAAGGAAAGAAAATGTTTATACTTGACTGGATGGACGAAAACCTAGATGTTTACGGTCCCGCGGCTGCGTTCGTTGGAGTCGTAATTGCAGCTGTTGTAGCATTTCTTACCAAATAACAAAAAGACGAAAAGGACGAAAAATGAAAATCAGCTCATTCCGAGGACATAAGTACCGCCGTTACACAGTAGCTTTACGTCTCCTAGCTTTAGCTTGGATTCCATACGCAGCTCATACGTTCTTTATTTACCCAAGCATTGCCGCGTTCCTCGCGGCTTCGTTCCTCGTAGCAGGCGGCGCGATTCCTCTGTGGATTCTTTCTCGCCACACGGAGTACATCGCAAATGAGGAATTTGCCAAGCGACGTGCCCTTAGAGGTAAGCAGTCAAAGACCATTCTTGGAGTAGTTCCTCCAAAGAAGTAGTCTAAGTGTACAGATAATAAAAACAGGAATACAGTTATCCCAACGACATTTACGGAGGACCGCATGGCAGGAACAAATCAGCGAGAGAAAGTCTACGTCTACGGCGTATGTTCTTCGTGCGCTGAAACCGATGTTCTTCTTTATGAGCTAGATGGAAATCTTCTCTGCGCAGGAGACTACCGCGATGCCTCACGCAAAATTAAATTCTTTACTGCGTGTGACCAATGCGGTTCAACACCTTCATTCAGAGATCCATCACATCGTAGAAATGAGTACTTATGTGCAGGGTGTCACTCTAAAAATGACTTTGGAACAAACAATACGGTAGTCAAAAGAACTCTAGCCGAGATCTTTAAGCAGCTACCAGGCTCTAAGGTTCGTTGCTTTGGCGAGTCAGTTGACAGCCCATGCGATGAAAATATAAAACCACGCGGAGCTTGGGGAGGTAAGTCCTTGTGTAATAACCACGGAAGAACTCCACCTAAGCCCGAAAATAACAATAAATCTTGAGCAGTCCTATTTGCTCAAATAATACATAATTACACCTTGTAATTATGCAATAACGAAAGGCATGCAATGACAACATCAACAGCGACATCTAGCAAGGCTGCAGAGCTCTACACAGCAGGCAAGTCTGTAGACGAAGTAGCTAAAGAGCTATCAATCACATACGGTAAAGCTCGTAAGCTCATCGCAGATTCAGGAACTCCTATTCGCAATACCTCCGATAGACTTAAGGGTAAGACACGTAAGGTAAAGTAACAATGAGTAGATTCTTACTTTTTCTTGAAGGTCTTATCTGGCCAGCTGTTATAGCGGCTGTCCTTTCTATCCTAGCAATACTCACTGCCCTTGTAGCCCCGGATAAAGGCACACTTGCCTTAACCCTAGGGCTATCTGCGGTAGCATGGGCTGGACTAGCTCAAACTGTCTAGACAAAATAGTCAGCGACAGGCACCTTACGGGTGCCTGTTTCGCTTTCTATGTGGTATTATTAACACCAGGTAAATAACCTACTACGGAGAGACGAAAGGACTAACAATGTTATCCCTTCTTATCTCCGGCCCTATGCAAGCGGTAGAGGACAAGCGTAAGCTTGAGAAGCATAGCGGTAGCAAGAAGCTCATTGGAAGCTCAATGGGTTGTCCCATCCCCGACCTAAGGAGGCGAACTAGCGTTGCAAAAACTCACACTACGTGGAATAGCAATGTCGACCGTAGCCTATATTACGGCAATAACAATTGGAATCTTCTCAGTCTCAATGCTATCCAGCAATGCGGCCGTGACTTCCACGACACAGCAAGCAGCACAATTAAAGCAGGTTGACCCTCTAGCAGCTTTAGAGGATGCAAAGGAACTGACTCCACAAGAGCTCGTACAGCTACTTGCGGCAGCAGGCTTTGAGGGTAAGGCCCTCAAAACAGCATGGGCAGTTGCCATGCGTGAGTCACGTGGTCACCCCATGTCTCACAACACAAACGCCAAGACTGGCGATAACTCATACGGCCTATTCCAAATCAACATGATTGGTAGCATGGGTGTAGAGCGTCTAGCTAAACTACAGGACAAGATTGGTATCGCTAAACCTGCGGACCTGTTTAGCCCTATGGCAAATGCTAAGGCTGCCTATTACATGACTGATGGCGGTAAGGACTGGGGCTCATGGGGCTTAGGTCCTAATGCCTACGATGGATCTGCGGCAGAGCCTGCGGTGTCCTTGTGGTTAGCCCAATTCCCTAAGTCATAATCACAAGATAGGAATATAGTAATAACATGACTGAAGAAACAAACATCGACATTGCGGGCGACATCGATGCTGCAGCTGACGAAGCTGTGGTTGGTAGTGAACCTGAAGTAGTCGAGGAAGAAGTACAAGCTCATGATGTAGAGCCAGAGCAAGCAATTGCTGACGAGCCTACGCATGAACCTACACCTGAACCTGAAGTTGTAACACAGCCTCAGGCTTCACATCACATTAGCCAAGCAGTAAGTGGTGATGACGTCGATGATGTCATACTCGCTAACTGTGTATACAAAAATGTCTATGCACGCAAGTCATTGACAGTACATCATCTGCAACGTCGACTCATCGAACTTGGTTACAAGGACGCTGACGCTGACAAGGATGGTTGGCTAGGCGATGAGACTGTAGCTTCAATCAAGAAGTTCCAGGCTGACAGAGGGATGGACGCTACAGGTTCTGTAGACGCTGATACCTTTATCAAGATCTTTGAAGGAGACGTACACGTCAACGTAGTACTCTAAATCTTCTTCACAAAAGGAAGACCGATTCTCACAACGAGAGTCGGTCTTTCTTACTTTCTAAAGACAAAATGAAAAAAGCTTGGAGACAACTAGAGACCTCCCTCTCCCTATACGTAACCCTTTCTCACCTCCAAGCCATTTTAACCAAAAGGTACTGCTTCTGCTTCGTTTGTACACATTACTATAAGCGCAGTTTGTACACATTCGTCTCCAAAGATGATACATTATTCTCGTGGCGCATACACCCGATCTACCAAAGAGCGAAGCCGATTTCTTAGCCTCCCTCTCCAAGGAGCAACTATGGCGCCGTGTAAAAGACCTCAATGATGCAGGCTGGACCCTTCAGTCCATTGCGGACGCATTCTCGCCGCCGCGCCGTCGCTCAACAATTCGCAGTTGGGTTATCAAGGATACCCCTGAGTTCGAGTTTATCACCGCGACCCCTACGCCTCCGCAGCCCAAGGCAAAGTCTCGACGTAAACGTCCAAAGTCTCCAGGTATCCCGCTCGACGAGCAGTTGCACATCGCGCGTCTCTCTCCTGTTGCTCGGCGCTTCCGCGCACGAACAAATCCTTCATCCGTTTCTTTCACCGCGAATCAAGAATTGACGCATATAGCAGGACTTCTTTACAATAAAGGTGTTACCGTATCTGAATTAGCCCGTGCTTCAGGAGTTACCTATCGCGCGATGAAACGTCGAGTAGATAAGGCACTTACACAATGAAGGTTATTCACGATTTCTTTCCCTCAACAATAGTCGCGGTTGCGCCAGGTGTCGTCGAG